GTTGGGCCTGCTGTTCCGATGATAGTCATTGTGTAAAAAAGTAAAAGTAAGAGTTTCATGCGGATTGGTTGAAATTGGTTTCTACGTTGCTTATTGCAACTTAGTGGCAACAAGTCAAGACGTAACTACGCGGAAAGTTCGTGACCATTCGCGCATTTGCGATCCCGGCCCTTGGCGACTTCCGCCGTCTGCGGCCTTGATTTGAAAATAGCCATTTGTCGCTCCGTAAAGCGTGTTGAAAAGCGTAGTCGTAGCGGCGGGAACTGAGCCTGCGAAAGCCGCGTCTATCGCCGTGCTCCATAGCTGCAATTTTGCCATGTCGGTAATACTGGCAAGGCGCATTTCAACGGTCAAATCTGCGCCCCATCGTGAAGGTGCGCGCCCCTCGTCGCGGTTGCCAAGTTCAACCTCGCGGGGGTCGCAACTGACAATGATGCGATCCTTGTCCGCGCCATCGTCAACGTCGCGGTGTAAGGCGGATGGTAAATCCGTCTGCGCGGCGAGAATGGTGATAACCATGCGCTCAATATCGTATTCAGCGAAGTTGCTCATAAGCCTGCGCGCTTGCCAAGTTTCATGTAAATCATGCCGTCGTGAATGTTGGTATCCATTACGTCATACGTGCCGTTTGCGCCGTCTGATGCCGCTAGGACTGCGGTATCGTTTTTAGTCGGCACGGTTGACCACGAAGATAGCTTGCTGCTGATTTGCGGCCCATCTGGGTCGGTTAGCGCGCCGTCAAATATCTGTTGGTCAATCGGGTTGTCGCCAACAAGGATGCTGGTAACTGTCGTTGCGCCGATTGTCAGCGTTGGCGATGATCCGCGTGCGGCGTTAATGGCCGTCACCAGCGAATCAAATGCGTCGGTGATTTGGCTCATTTGTAAAATTAACTAATCGTGACGTTGTTTTTTGAAACTACGTTCCAATGCCCGTCTATCGAAACAAGCGTCACGCTTGCTCCTGCGTATCCGGCAAATGTAATTAGGCTTTTATGTCCACCCACAACGCCGTCCCTAATTATGCCAGTGGCGGTAATCGTATGCGCATTGGCAGTGGATGATGTTGCGACGATAGTAATTCCGTCCGTTGACGTAGTTGCCAATGTCAACGCGCAAACGCCAGCCTTGGTGATATTGACAACGCCGGATGTGATTGTGATTGCGCCGTTAGCCGATGCCGTAGCGACTGGATAAGTAATCTTTGGGGCAGCGAGAGTTGGAGCGGTTCCGAATACTGCCGAGCCTGTTCCTGTTTCATCGCTGATTTCATCGGCAAAGTTTTCGCTGGTTCGCGGGCTTGTGTCAGATTCCGCGATTGAATACGTCAATTCTCCCTCGCTGGAAAGAATCTCGTATTGTCGCGGAGTCGGGAACGGCCCGATTACCGTAGTTGTCGAGGCGGCAATGTCGGCGGCGGCGTAAGTTGTCGCGCTGCCGCTTCGCGCCAACCTGCGGACGCTGCCGTTGCTGGCAGCGTCCGCGATGATGGTTATGGTGTAGCCCGCTGGAAGTTGATTGCGCGGAGCTTGCATGGTCGTTGATTAACCAACGATGATTGCGAGATGTTCGGGCTTGATGACCGTGACGCCCCAGCAAGCGGCAACCTCGTAGTGAACCATGCGGTCGCCGGGATACATGGAAAGCTCAAACGAGATTCCGCTAACGGGGTCGGTGATAACTTGACGGTCAGTTGCCAAGTCGCCGGACACGCTTGCGGGAAGGCGAGTGGACAGGAGGATTGCGTTGCGGCTGAAAGCCGTGTTGCGGGCGCTGGTTCCAAAGACGGTAATCGCCTTTGTTGCCGCGCTCATTGCAACGCGCAGGCCGGGTTCAGCAAGAACGATGGTTCCGCCCGCTGAAACGTCTGCGTTGCCAGTTGAGACTACGTATTTGTTGCTGTCTCCAGCAAATGTAAGAATGTCGCCAGCAACAATTGTTCCTGTGCCAGCAGCGGCCAAAGTCAACGTGGTTGCGCCGACTGCGTAACCTGCTGAGTTTGTGGTCGCGCTTGCGGCAGTGCCCTTTGTGGTGCTCTGAATCTGCGCGGATTCGCGGAGATTAAAGCCGAAAAGGTTGCCGAGCAAACCTTGACGCAACAGACTTCCGCCGTCGCCAGCTTCGTTCACTTTGTAAAGGTTGCTTGTCGAACGGAGAGCAACGCCAGCGGAGGTGTCAAAAACACTGGTGCGATCCGTTGAAGGCGCGCCGTTGTCGTCGAGAATCTTTTTGGCCTGCGCCCAATCAGTGAGAACGGGAGCCGTGCCAGCGGTTGCGCCGAAAGCGCGGGATGCGCCATTTTTAGCTGCAACTGCAATGTCAACTTCCATTTCATTAACGCAAGCGCGGATTGCTTGGGCAATCTGCTGCTCGTTGATGGAGAGATAGCCGGGGCCTGAATCCATCGCTTTGCGCTCTTCGTTCTGCCAAGAGAACGGGAAAGCGCGTTGCTTAGTTAGCGAGTGCGATTTGCTGCCAATGGTTTGATAGGCGGCAGTTGGGAACGCCATTGCGGGCGTAATGTCTTTGCCAGCCGAGTTGACGGGCGCTTGCGGGATGTAGATCGTTTGACCAACGGCGAGCATTTCGGCGCTAGGGTCAAGTTGAACGGATGGGATGAAGCCAACCAGTTCACGCGACACAACATTAAGTGCGCGGTAAGCGGAAGGAATCAGGTTAGTAAGCGTATTAGGCATTTGAGTTAGTTATTTAAGAGTTGTGTGAGTAAGCGTGAACTGGATTGGTTAGTCTTTGATTCGCCCGCCCGCCGCGCAATGTGCCGATTGTTCGGCGGGAGATAGAGCGGAGAACGCTGAACGCGAAAGCGTGTTGGCGTTGCTGGTTTCGGACGAAAATGCGGTTGGTTTGGATTTGAACTCGTTTTCGAGCACCCATTCCTTGAACTCAGGAAGTGATTTGCCTTCCTCAATGTGAGTAAAGAGCGCGTCGTTAAGGTCAATGTGGCGAAGTGCGGAAATGTCTTTTGCCCATTTTCGAAGTTCTGCAACGCGGGTGCGTTCGCCAGTCACGGCGGCTGCTTTCACTTCCTCTGCGGTTGGTTCTGGCGCGGGAGTCTCAACGGGCGTTTCCGTAGGTGTTTCCACAACTTCGGGCGCGGGAGTTTCAACTGTGGCTGGTGTTTCCACTGGCGGTTCTGCGACTTCGTTTTCCTTGGTCATGGACGGCTTATTGCAACTTACTTGCGTTAAGTCAATGTTCTTTTTGCTGCCGATGCTGATTTCTTTTAGTCCGCCCTTCGGTTCTTCGCTGCGCGAACGTCCAAGGCCAACCGTAGGATCGGCGGGAATAGTCACTAAGGATGCTTCGTGAATGGCGAACTTGAATTTGTATGCTGGTATGCCGTCAATCTCTCCAATCTGCGTGCCATCGTCCGTGACCTCGTAGCCGATGGATGTGTCTTTCAAGATGCCTTCCTCAACGCGAGTCTTGTAGCTGGCAACATCTGGCGCGTTTGACAACTTGGCATTGACATAGCAGCGCCCGTTTTCAATCGAGGGCGAATCAATCAACCCGATTTGGATGTCGCGCTTGTGATTAAACAGCAAGGCCGCACCGTTACTAAGTCGGGACAAGTCAATGCTTCCCTCGCTGTGATCGAGCACTTCATAGTATTGCTCGCCGTCTGCCCAATTATAGCGGAGATACGGTTGATCGCTGCAAATACTCAATCGCAAAGTGCCGTTGTCAACTTGTGACATCCCTTCGCGGAATAGTTGGTTTGGAATCTTGAGAGTTTTCATCGTGTTAGGAGTTTGGTTTCTTGCGTGAGTAATAATTTCGGGATTGGCTGAAATTTAATCTTCCTCTTGTTCTTCGACTTTCGGTTTTGGTTCGGTGGCGGTTGAATCTTCATCGTCTAGTTCCTCTGCGGGTTTATCGGATTGCTCCATTGTGTCCGCAGTGGTAGCGGACGACATACCAAGGCTTTCCAACATCATTTCTTCCTCGGCCAGTTGAATGATTGTGTCCTCAAAGTCGCCGCTCTCGCCGCATACGCCACTTTCAATGACGGCGGTGCGCGAAGTGAACTTGTTGGAAATTGCGGACGCTGCTGCGTTGACTTCTTTCATCGGGTCAACTCCCGGCCAGCGGCGGGCTTGGAAATGAGGCTTGTTGAACTTCTCAAATTTGGAGATTGGCAGTTTCACCGCTTGCGTGATAAGCGCCATTTTCAGCCACTCTTCAAAGATGCGACGTTCTGCCATTTCAATGTCAAACTCTTGAAGCATCTGCCATGCGCCAGTTGTCGAGAGGCGATCTAATCGGCCCGCACTAAAATTGATCTCAGCGTAGTTTTGACCGATGACAGGAAACGATGCGCCCGGCAATCCCGCACAGAACTCGCGTAAAGATTCGTTGCGGAACTCGCCAAAAGCGCGGTTGGGATTGTTCGGGTTGTTGATCTTCGCCTTGATTCCGGGTGGTAGTCCTATCATTGCGCCGGGGTTCATCTGCATCATTAGCGCGTTGACATCTCGCGGGTCGGGGGTTGCCGCGCTGACTCCATCTTCGCCGCCTAGCTCGGACTCAAAGAAAGTAGTTGAGCACGCGCCGACGCGCGCCGCGACAACTGCCGCCTCCGTGTATTTCTGGAACTGGCGCGCATTGCTCATAATCGCCGTCGCCCAAGGAACGGGGCGGCTGATGTCGGAGTTGTTGTCAAACTTCGCGTAGTGGATAATATCGTCGGCTAAAATGCGTTCGTGCGTGTCTTTGCCGTTCGTGCCGTAAGACACGGGCACAACGCCTTGCCATTGGTTGAACGACGGACGGCGGAAGTGATACGCAACTGGGACAAGTCCGCTGGCGTCGTATTCGATGCCCATGCGGATCGTATTGCCTGCGCCGGGTTGTCCTTGCGCTATCTTTTGGTTCAACCTCCAATCGCACCACTCCGTGTTGATGTGCTGAATCTTTATTCCGTATTTGTAGCTAGGGTCGCGGAGAAATCGGATGAAGTGATCGCCGTCGCGGGCGCAAGAACGCAAGCGCAACATCCGGCTTTCATTGTAGGATAGACGCCCCGTGATGGTGCAATTCTCTTTGCGCTGCCAGTCTAGCCATGCCCGCTCAATGTAACTGTTGGCGTAGATGTCTGGCGCACCTGCTTTGATGGTCGCTTTGTCGCGCTTTTCTTCGTAATGTTTTAGGAACAATGGGCGCTCGCCTTTCTTGACAAGATGCTTATTCACGCGATCTCTGCGTTGCCAATGACCTTTGATTTTCTCTTTCTCTTCAACTGCATAAACTACGCGGTCTGATTCTTCTTGAATCTTCATGCGAAGGCGGATGCCTTGCGGCCCGTGGACATTTACCGCCATTTCGTCGCCGTAGGCTTGCAAATATGGGTTGGTTTTCCACAAGTCGCGGGAGTAATTCAGCAAATCCAACTGATTCGCCAAAATATCCGACTCCATCGAGATATTGTTCACACTCCAATCGGGCGACAATTTTTTCAACTGTGCCATCAGCGCGGTATAATCACGCACAAGCGGCTTTTCCTGCGCTGCCGTCACTTTGACTTGTCGGGTTTTCGTTTTGGCTGGCATATTATTGGAAGAATGGAGCTATTGAGCGCGTTTTGCCTTGCCCTCGCAGTCCCGCTTGCTCTGCTCGCTCGGCATCTAGCCTTGCTTTGAGGCGCGAGATAATGTCCACAAGGGACATTTGATTTTCCTTCGTAAAAGATTGCCCATTAAACGAAACGCTGCTGTTTTTGTTGGCCAACAATGAGAGAAGCGCGGTGTTTGCAGCGTCGTATTGCTGTTCAACCGTGGATTTTGTCAGCGTTGCGCCAAGGTTCGGAAGGAACGTGATTGTGCCCGTCTGCGCTGTCGCTGTTTCCCCGCTGGATGTCTCCGTGACGCGGATCGCGTAGTCGTAGCTTCCCGCCGCCATTGCCGCGCTAGTTGCGGCGGAAAGAACGAAAAGGAAATCCGTGCTAGTTGCCGCCGTGCCAGCAACGCTAGTTGGCGCTGTGCCTGCGATGTTGAACTTGAGCGCGGCGGAATACGATGCGGGCGGATAGTTGCCGAAACCAAGCTGGACGCGGAGCGTATCGCCACACTCAATAACGTCGGGCATCTGCATTAAGGTTTGAACGGCCATTTCCGCGTTCCTATGCACGAAACACTAACGCAAGTCAATTACATTATCGGATTGACAATTAAAAGTTGAGCGTTAATTATCAACGCAAATGGATATTCCATTCGATGTTATGACGGATACGTTGACCGATGCCGAGCTTGACCAGCTTGCGGACGAAGCGGAGGCGCAACATCGCGCTGATGCTTTTCTTGCGAGACTTGAACAAGAGCGGGAGGCGGCTGGCGTGTTTGTAATTTGACTACGCTTTCACTTTCGGATCGCCGTCTGTAAAGTCGTCTCCATCGCCCCCTTTTTTCCAGCCTTCGTTATCGCTGTCGTCGTCGCCCTCTTCCTTGTCTGGAATGTTTTGCACGTCGAGCGCGTATGCCGCCGCTGCCGCCAGTCCGTGAGCCGCGAAGATACTTCCGCTGTGCTCAAGTATCGGGTCGCGTGATTGCTTTTGCGCGCAGACAATGACGAACTCAAGAAAGTGTTCGCCTAGAATGTCGGCGGATTTCCTTAGTGCTTGTTCGGCGGCCTCGTTCATAGCTCATGGAAGCTGCTTGCGCCTTTTATTTCGCTTGCGTCCGCTTTTGCCGATGCGGAAAATCATATTACCGACGACGAACACGGCGAGAACGAGTGACGCGCCGGTGATTGCTTGCGGTAGTCCCGGCTCGTTCATGGCTTGCGTCGTAGGAATTGTTTAAGGAAATCAGGCATGGAGTCCGATGGATGCGGCGGGCGTTGCGACTCGCCTGCGATAGTGTCATACTCGCCTTCATCCAGCGCAATCTCAAAAGTGCGGTCAAAGAAGTGGCGAACACCTGCGGCGGAAAACGTGACATTCGCCGCAAGCAGTGCGGGATTCTTTTTCACGAACGCCGTCCATAGTTCGTCTTTCGTCATGCGTATATCCTCCCGTCAACGATGCGGTAATTTGACACTTCAAAACGCCCCTCGTTGTCAGTTTCCACTTTGGCAAATCCAATGTTCCACTTGTTCAGAGGCATATAGCGCGGGTGAAGGTCGCAGAGGCACCCAAGGCTCCACGCGCTGACAACCTTGCCGTCTAGGTCGCTTTCGCTGTGTTGGCTGGTCTGGTGGAAATGCGAACACATCACGGAAACCTTGGCCCGCATAAAAAGCCCACGCGCCGGATTGACGGGATTACTGATGCTAAATCGGTATTCGTGACCGTGGAGAACGCTTAACTTGCCGAGCTTCACGGGGCGCATATCGTCAACGATTTCAATGCCGAGCTTGTCCGCGTGGACAAGGCGCGAAAGGTCGAAGTCCGGCACATCCAGAAAGACTGCGTGATCCTTTTTCATCACGTTCATAAAGCGTTCTTCGTGGTTGCCCAGCTTCCAAATAATTCGTGCCTTGGGAAAGTTTTCTCTAAGGGTTTCGAGAAAGGCAATCGTGTCGCTGACTTCGCGGTGAAACGGAAACTTGCGCGGGTCAACTTCCCATCGTGACAGCTTGTAGCAATCCATCAAGTCGCCGTTCAAAAGTATCACGTCGCACTTGTCGCGCTTGCCTTGTTTTAACGCGAGCACTAGCGAAGTCTCATCGTGGAAAGGAATGTGAATATCGGAAAGGACAAGGCACTTCGATTTGCCGTCCACGTCGAACGTGCGCCAGTCAATTTCACGCGAGCCTACGGGCACGCCTTCCCATTCTCCAGCGTTGCGCTTGGGGCGAACAATGTCAGCGACGGCTTTGCGCGCATTGCTTGGCCCCGCCAATCCCATTATCCCGCGAACGGTCGTCCTTGCGCTCTCTATCGTGGTGTAAAGTTGCGGATGGTCTCGGTGTAGCATCCTTGCAAGCGTTCGCGCCGGAAGCGTTGGGAAGCGGCGACAAAGATTGACGGCCTCGGTTTTCACGGGTGTTTCTTTCGTCATGGAATTAGCGCATAGGTTGGTTTGTGATTACTGTAAAGGATAAACTAAATCCACGCGCCAGCTGTCTGCGGGATAAAGCCCGTCGGCCTTGGCTGCGGCTTTTCGGGCGGCTTCGCAAAGCTAGGAGCCGCTTCCTCTTTGATCTTGGCTTCTATGGCGTCATAGTTCCAACTTCTTAAACGGTATGCCGCCATTTGATAGACACTGCAATCAAGGGCTTCGTTGCGGGCGTGTTCTTCGTTTCGGAATCGCCTGTGCTCTTCGCCTTTCTTAAACTCCACCGTAGCCTTTTCAACGGTCAACTGCTGGAAAAACTTTTCGTCGTGATTCATGCCGTAGTGCCGATAGCCTTCCTCTTTTTCCTCCATGCGAAGGCGTGTGTAAATCAGAGACTTTGCCTCATCGCCGCCCACCCAATGCCCGTGAAGCTGTTTGACAATCTTTGAGTATCGGTTGTCAACTACGGGGTGCGGATATTGCGAGCTACCACGACACGCACGCACGCGCCCGCATAGCGGCGAGCCTTTCTTTTGCAGCGCGGCAAGCCACCACAGTAAGTGATCTGCGCCGTGCCCTGCGTCCACTAGGGCGAATGAAAGCTCGAGCTTGGCGTTTGGCGCGATTGCCGAGTCGTAGGTTCGCAAAAGCTCCTGCTCTAGCGCTTCCCATGTCTCGCTGCGTTTGATGTCGCCGGGAATGACAACGTGTTCCACTCCCCAATACTCTTGTTTGCGTCCGTAGCAGCCTTTGTGAACCTCCAAGCGATCAGGCTGAACGTCAACGCCTGCCACAAGGACAAGCGCGCCCTCTGGCATGAGTATCTTTGTATCAGTGGCGTAGTCCTCGCGCCGATTGTAGATAGCCGTCCAATCTGGCGGAGTTTCGTCTTTCGTGTCGGGGTTGAACGGCTCCGCGTCCACCGTGTTGACAACCACACGAAGGGATCGTTGCGGGTTGTCTGTGCGTTTCGCCGCCATTTCTTGATCGGCTATCATTTGCAGCGCGCCACCCGGACATTTTATCGGGTCGGTCGGGTGCGGCCAAAGCATTGCGTTCGCGTGAAATCCGCGCCGCCCGCGAAACTCGCGTTGAGGTTTCCAGTTGTTGAATCCCTGCTTGTGCGCCATCGCGTAGCGTTGCGAGTCGTCCAATAATCCTTTGCAGCGCGGGCATTCCAGCCGTGCAAACTCTGTCTTGTCCTCTTCGTAACGAAGCATTGAGCGGTGCATCACGAACGGCTCGCCGCCGCAAAGAACGCACGTAGAGAACCATTGATTGCCGTCGCTTTGGCGCATCTTGGAGTCAATGCGCGAGTGACCTTTCGCGGGCTTTCCGTTGGAATCCAGAACGCAAAGGCCGGGATAACTGGCATACACGCGGATCGTGTCGGGATATTCGTCGCCGCGCTTAGCGAAGATGATAAGCTGGTCGCCTTCGTCGGACTCGATTTCTTCGATTGCGTCGATCTCGTCGGCGTAGAGAAGCGATCCCTTTGCGCGCCTCATGTCGCCGGGCGCGTTTGCCCCGAAAATGTCAATCAGCCCACCGGGAAACTTCTTGTGCAACATCGTCAAGTCGCCCGTGCGTTTCTTTGACTGACTGCCAAGGTAATGAAGGCAAGGTGTTGTGTCCGCCAGCTCGCCAACGAAACAATCCTTGCTCCATTTCTCGCCGTTGCTGTTCGTCGGCCAAAGGGAAAGGATGCGGCGTGGTTGCTGGTCAATCGAGTATCCAATGGCAAGCAAGACAACCGTGGATTTCATGCCGCGTGAATACAGCATAAAGGAGGTTTCAATCGTGCTGCGGTCAAACAGGGATAGGAACATCGCCTTAGAATATGGCGCGTAATCCCATTTGAACCGCCCGCCATTCGGTAAACGGTAGATTTGTTCAGCCCATTCCTCTGGGGCCATCTTGCTCCACGGCGCAAAGTTCTTCTCGATTTGTAGCGCGATGCTCTGGCGGTAGGATGCGGCTGAAATCAGGTCGTTCATGCCTTCTCTTTGACCTTAGCCGCGATGTCCCGAAACTGTGAGTATATGTCGTTGATCAATTCCTCCGTCAGCGTCTTGCCTGTCTGCGCCTTTAGCATCGCCGCGACGTTTGCGAACGCTTCCTCGTTAATCTGCTCAAGGGTTTCCAACGGCACGCGCTCTTTGCGGAGCACTTCGTTTTGTAGGTCAATCTGCTGCTTCCGCGCAATCGCCAGTTCCTTTTGCGCCTGCTCTGTGCTGACGGCTGAACTATCGCCGCCGCCCGTCCCGACGGAATAAAGGGCTTCCAACAACGCGGGCGCTTCATACTTCTTCGCCGTCCCGTTCTCGCCGCCAAGAAACGGAAGATTCGCCGCCCGTCTAGTGACGGTAGTGGGAGACTTGCCCGTTAATCGGCTGGCCTGATTGACGCCAAGGTATTCCATAGAGTTGTCGAATTGGTTGGATTGGAAAGAGAGGCGCGCCCGCCGAGAATGAAAAACACCACAAAGAACTCAGCGGGCGCACGACGAACCAATGCACTAGTTGCAAGTGGGTGTCAAAACCTTTCTCTGTAAAATTGCTATAATCTTGACACGATTTCCTTTTTGCCTTACGGGTCGCGCCCGTTCGACGAAACGCAAGCGAACTAAAAACACTCTTCCAAAGTCTCCCGCAAACGTGGTTGCGAAAGTGAGTCTAAAACCGATGGATAAAAACTATCCGCCGCCGTTCACTCTTAGCATTTTCGTAGCTAGTGGAAAATCGCTGTGCGGAACC